TCGATAACATTCTTAGCCTCGTCGACAAGCTTTGTAGGGCGAGCGTCGTCGATCTCGTCCACGATATCGAGATACTTTTTAATTCTCTGAATATCGTCGCGTATCTCGGCGATCTCTGCCGCCTCTGCCTCTGTAAGCTCCCTCTTTTCACTCTCTGCCGTATTAACAAGAGTCTCGGCGCGAGTGATAAGATCGTTAAGCTTTTCTGACTGTGCCTTTACGTTCTTAAACATGATTTTTTCCTCCTTGTTAGTTTTTTCTTTGTGCCAAGCTTTTAAACTCGGCAATCATGTTTTTATATCGAGCGAAATACTCGCTTGATACCTCTTTAACCTCGGCGGGCTCGTTAGCCTCCGCCGTCTCGTTGTTAACCCCCTCGCCCTCGTCTCGAGTCTCGCTCTCGTCTGTCAGATCGTCGGCGGCGATAGTCTCGTCTACCGTCTCGATCTCCTCGGCGATATTATCCTCAGATAGATTGATAGTAACCTCGCTGCCGTCGTCTCTAACGTTTACAAGAGTACCGACGTAGGCGGGAGACTTCGCTCTATTAAGTAAGCTAACCTCGAGTAGCTCGAGATCGTTTACTTTACGGAGCGGGTAGCCCGTCTCCTCGTCTCTCATTTGAGTTATATCCTCGTCTCTGAATCCGAACGACCAACCGACCAAGTTACCGCGCCTTGCATCGGCGATAACATCGGGATCGCTAATAACGGCTCTCGCCTTGAGCCCGATATTATCCTCTTCGAGCTCGAGCGTCCCGTCTGATATACCGCCTAAATCCTTAGCCCAATTATGATTGAGCAGAATACGGATATCTCGAGCTCTTGCAATTGCCCGCTTAAAAGCGCCGCTCGCGATGCGCTCGACAAAAGTAACGCCCCTCTCTGTTAACGGCTTGCTATTGCGCTCTACGGCGTTAACATAGCCCTCTATTGTTACCGAATCTTGCCGGATTGATATTTTCATATGTGTTATACCTCCGTCCCGTTATCATGGTCGATAATAGACTCCTCCTCGAGAGTCTTGAGCTCGCTTTGAGTATCAGTATTCGGCGTGTAGTAAGTATGAGTATTAACGTCATAGAGAGCCGCGCCGAGTCCTAAGTCGACAACGTCGAGCCCCTCGATCTCGTTCATATTCTCGGCTTGTCTCATTTCGTTTTTAGTCATAAAGCCGCACTCTTTCGCGATCCTATAAACCTCGTAGCGCTCCTTGATATTAGCCTTGATTATTTCTTTTACGTCAAACTCAAAAAAGAGTTTGCCTTTTTCTTTTTCGAGTAACAAGTCCCTATTAAGAGCAGTCTCAAAAGCCTTTACTATCGGGTAAATCGCAAATTTGAACGTATCGTAAAAATCGCCGGATATATGAAAAATCTTGTCTATCTGTTTACCGAGAGTATCGACGGACTCGTTAAGTTGCATCTCGACCGAAGTATTAGCCGCCTCTTTGAAGTCAAGCCCGTTATTAAGAACGACGACGGACTCCTCGTTGTTTGCATAAAGACGGCGCCAAGCTTGCTTGAGCTTAGATATCTCGTCGTCGCCGAGTCGCCTCTCGGACTTTAAGAATCCTCGTTTGTTGCCGCCCGTCTTTACCAAAGACAATTGATATAATTGTGTTTGGTATGCAGTAGTAAGAGCATCGCTCAGCTCGTCGACTATACCGACGCCCCACGCGCCCGTTGTAGTATTACGCAAGAGCTTAATAAACTCGTAGGGCTTATATATACCGTCCTCGACAAATATCTTATAAGATTTGTCGATCGCCTTAAAGTTATAATCGATAACGACGTACTCCTCGGAAACATAAAAGAGCCCCGTAACCTCGTTACGGTACTTTTGTATATAGCAGTAGCCGCCCTTGCCGAGTAGATAATCAGTAACGATAGCCTTTTTAAGTTGGTAGCCGTCGAGCGTATCGCCCGTATCGCCGTTAAGTAAAGCCGTTCGAGGATCTTTAACGACCTCCTCGACCTTGCCGCCCTTAACTCGGTAGAGCTTAACGGGCATCGATGCTATCATGCTCGATATAAAGTCTACATTAGCAGAAACGGCGGGGATCGTTAGAGCTTGCTCTCTTGAGATAGCATCGCCATTAAGTAAAGTTGTTAATAAGAGATCGCTCGGCGTAGTAGGCTCTCCGAGAGTATTGTCTCGGTTGTCCTCAGAATCGCGACGACGTAAAAAGCGAAAAGCCATAAATCGTACCTCGTAATATTTTCATATCATTTTCATATGAAAACAAGTGATTTTCATTTCTTTTCACTTTATAAAATATACTATATAACTTGAATTGTAAACCCGTCGCCGCTCCCGAAATAATAATCTTGTTGCAAAAGATAGACGGCGTTAATAGTCGAGACGACCATATCTATTTTACCGGCGCTCTTTTTCTTATTAACGTATAAGTTCTTATTAGTATCGTACGTGCATCTTGAATTTAAGAAATTTATCTCGTATAGCGGATTATCCATATAGGAAAACTCGCCGTTTAGTATTTTCTCTTTGAGTAACTTTGTCGGCGGGTGTAAAACGCTCGAGTGTTGCCTAACTTCGACGGTAGTTATACCCGCCGCCTCGAGTTTTTGAGCAGAGCTTAGAGCGTTCCAACGGTCGTAGCCGACGGCTTGGATCTCGACGCCGTACCGCTCCGGCAGAGAGATTATAAAATCCTCTACCGTCTTATAGTCGATTATCTTATCGCCGCAAGCAATAACGTGTCCGCTCTTTATGAGCTCTCTATACCTTACTCGCTCCGTAGCCTCTTTTTCAGATATACGCCCCTCGGGTATAAATGCCCAAGAGTCAGCGAGTATATTATTATTCTCGTCTACCGCAACCATAGCGACGGACGTATTATCGCTACTCTCTGATAAGTCGAGCCCGATATATACGACTCTGCCGTTCCAATTGATAGCCGTTGTCTTGCAAGCTTGTACTGCCGATACGTCGATATAAGTCTCCGTACCCGCCCCGCTATAAATGATATTACAATGTTTAGTAACAAAATTCTCTCTCGCCGACTCTTGGGCGATCGCCTTTGCTCTTTTCTTTAAGAGATCCTCGTATATCTCGGGACGTTCGAGGGCGACGGGATTTGCTTGTAATAGCACTAAATCGTCGGTAGCCCAATTCTTAGTATTATCGGGCTCATATAATAAAGAAAAGATAGTCTCGTCAGATACAACGCCGTCAAGTACTTTTTTGCAGTAAGCGACCTCGTCCTCGAACGGATTATTTATCGTCGGGTACTTGGTAGAGATAATAAAGCCTATTTTATTAAGTATGTTAAGTTGTCCCGAGCGCATCGCCTCGATCGCGTACGAGTTAGGCAGCGCCCCGACCTCGTCGGCGCAAAATACCGACGGGAGTTTACCGTCGAGAGTACTATTAGAATAGTTAAGCGGTGTATATTTATTTTCGAGAGTATCGAATAAAATATAATCCCTCAGAATCTTAAACCGTGTTTTGCCCTTGTATTTGAGTACGAGCGGGGAGCTCCTCAGTATTTGTGCGATCGCCTCGCGGATCTCTCGAGAAAGCGAGCCGTCGGGAGCAACCGAATAGAATTGCGAAAACTTGGGCTCGGTAATAAGCAGAATAACAAAGAGCGTCCCGATAGTAAACGTCTTATAGTTCTTACGGCAGATCTCCAATAAAACCGTCTCGTACCGTCTCTTTTTGGGATTATCACGATAGACAACGGCAAGCGCCGCCTCATAGATTAAGAATTGGTAGCCGGTCGAGCACGTTAAGAGAGTCTCTCCCGCCTTGAGTCCCTTGGGCATTATAAGGATCGATAACAAGCCGTATATTTGATTTAACTTAGCCTCAGATACTTTATACTTTTTGTCTTTGCCCTCGGCGATCCTCATAAATTGCCGCATCTGCAATTTGACATATCGGGGAGTCGTCTTTTTCCGATAGTTCTCTTTACAATAGAGATAAGCTTTACTCGTTGTCGGAGTCATAATCTACCCCGCCGTTTATAATAGACATTAGCGGATCGCTCTCGGCGTCCTTGCCCTCGTCCTTAAAGCCCTTGATAATCTTAATAAGACAAGCGACCGTCTTATTAGCCGAGTCGGTAGTCTTGTTATACTCTGTTATCGCCGGATTTGTGTATACGTTCTCTCTACCCTTTACGTATTCCTTAGTAACGAGCGTATCGCTCTCGGCGATCCTCTTTTTTAAGTCGTCGAGTATAGAGATTTGCGTCTGATATCTGTCAAACGTCGTCAAAAAGAAATAATTAGTTTGTACTCCGCTTTGCTCGGCGAGTCGTAGGATCTCGCGAGCTTGCTCTTTGAGCGTTAGCTTTTTCTTAACTGCCATTTTAACCCCTCCTCTCGGCTTTATCCTCAGAATCGGAAAAATAAAGCCGTTTTTTGCGTTTTCTCTGCAATAATAGCCGTTTTTCCACAAAAACAAGCGATTATTTATCGTCGTACGTCTGCC